TTCTTTCCAAGTGAACTTGAGAAAGACTCTGATATATATACAGAATTTGTAAGTATAGATTATGACTCAGAAGATCCTAAGAGAACTTTATACTTATTAAAGTATAACCCTCATTGGAAAGAAGAGTATGAACTGATTACAAGTAATTCAGGATTCCAAAGGCATATGGTGCCAGCTAGTGAGCTTAAAGTGATCAATGACGTAGTAAGTAGGTCTAATGACAAAACAACTGCTATGGAAGAAGGCTTAGATCATAAAGGTGAAATTGATTTTGCTAATCCAAGTATTCCTAACCCAGATGAAAAAGTAATTAATGATCCTTTAATAGATAAACTAGAAGAAATTAATCAAACATTAATAACATTAACTAAAGTAATAAATAAATTAATTAGATAACTATGGCACAAAGCGTATTAGTAATTGCAGATTCAGGTACAGGAAAGTCTACCTCAATCAGGACATTAGATCCTAAAGAGACTTTCATTATAAACATTGCAAATAAACCTTTGCCATTCAAAGGCTATAAGAGTAAGTATACTCAGATTAGCAAAGAGAATCCAAAAGGTAATTTAACTGCTGCATCTAGTGCACCAGGTATTATTAAAGCAATGAAACATGTAAATGATAAAATGCTAGACATTAAAACTATTGTAGTAGATGACTGGCAATATATGAGTTCTTTTGAATATTTTGATAGAGCTAATGAAAAAGGTTATGATAAATTCACTCAGATTGCAGCTAACTTAGCCATGGTTGCAAAGCTTCCAAAAGACTTGAGAGATGATCTAACTGTTATTTTCTTAACTCACTCAGAAGATTCAACTGATATAAATGGAAACAGAAAGATTAAAGCTAAGACTATTGGTAAAATGATTGACAATACTCTAACTTTAGAAGGCCTGTTTTCTATTGTATTATTTGGTAAAGTAAATAAAAATGATGATGGTGAACTTGAATATGGTTTTGAAACTCAGAACTCAGGAGAGAACACATGTAAATCACCTATGGGCATGTTTGATGAAGGATTTATTCCTAATGACTTACAGCTTGTAAAAAAACGTATTGAAGAATACAATAATTAATAATTAATAAATTTAAAAAAGTAAATTATGTTAAATACTAAAGACATGTCTGCCGGTTCAGGCGGAACTAAACCAGTAATTGGAACAGGTAATCACAAAGTAAAGATTAATTCAATTACATTTGATCAAACACCATATGATGCAGATGCATATAATATTACACTGCATATAGAAGGTGAGCCTGTTGTAGGAGAGTTTAATGGCTTCTTAAAAGATATGAATAACCCTAATGGTCCACGTTATGAAGGCCAGGTAGGTAGAGTTAGATTCTCACCATATCCATTTAAAGATGCTACACTAAATAATGGTAATGAAATAAGCAGAGATACAGAAGTATTAAAAGCTATGATATTCTTATCTGAAGTAGTAAATAAAAGAGATCAGTTAGATGCTATTGAGGCAAATACAATTGAAGATTTTATGACTAAAGCTTCTGCAGTATGTTCAGAAACTGGATTTATTAATGCTTGCTTAGGTGGCCGTGAGTGGGAAAACAAAGAAGGTTATGTAAATAATGACTTGTTCTTACCTAAAAGAAGTAGATCAGGTGTTCCATTAGAAGCATTAGATACTGAAGGATCAAATCTCTTAGATTTTGATAAAAATGATACTAATCACTTCAGACCTATTATGAAAAAAGATACACCTACTACAACTAGCTTTGAACCAGCTGTTGCAAGTGGAGATGATTTTGATTTGTAGTTTGTTAATTGAAAAGAGTGGGGGTGATGTAGTGTCATCCCCATTTCTTTTTATTATTTTTGATTATGTTTAACACCAAAAACTTTGTTATAGAAGGGCAAGATGTACCAAGTACGTGGGTATTTCAATACTATTTAAGTTTACCAGAAAAACTAACCGGTCAAGATGTAAAGATTGTTTCAGTCTTTAATCCTAATGAAAAAACACCAAGCTTCTGTGTATATGTTGATAAAACAATTATGCAATATAAGTTTAAAGATTTTTCTACTGGTAAGAGTGGTAATAAGGTTGACCTAGTTAAATTAATATTTAATTTAGATTTTCCAACTGCAATGCAGAGAATAGTAAAAGATTACAACACATATGTAAGATCATCAGAATATATTGAACAAAAATTTCAACCTCAATCTAAGTGGGAAATAGATTTTATCAAGCTTAGAGAGTGGACAGTAACAGATAGAGAGTATTGGTTATCATTTAGAATAGGTAAAACAATACTGGATACTTATAATGTTAGGCCTATAGATTACTATAACCTAATTAAAGAAGAAGCAGGAGAAATTAGAAAACTGAGAATTGCTAGCAAATACATGTATGGTTACTTTGATAAAAACAAAGAAGTATACAAAATCTACCAACCTCATAGTAAAAGTCACAAGTTCCATAAAGTTAAACCTTATTTACAAGGGTTTGACCAACTAAAGTTTAATCAACCTTATTTAGTTATATGTTCATCTCTTAAGGATGCAATGTGTTTAAAAAGTATGGGTTATAATTTAGAAGTTATAGCTCCTGACTCAGAGAATACTATGATTAAACCACACATTATAGAACATCTTAAGAAAAAATATAAAAAAATAATAACTCTTTTTGATAATGATGATGCAGGTAAAGATGCTGTAGATGCGTATGCAAAAACATATAATATAGATGGTTTTGTTCCAACTATATGTAAAGACATATCAGACGCTATGGTAGAACATGGTTTTGATAAAGTTCATGCAATGCTGAGACCATTATTAAAAACAATATTAACAAACTAAAACAATAGATATGCCAGACATAAAAGAGTTAAAAGAAATAGAAATGATTGAAATACTTGATTTCCATCAGCACATAGAAGATTATGGACATATATTTCTACTAGACCCAAAACTACTTGATGAACCATTTAAGAAGATTATGGATGGAATAAACGAGGTAGAGCAAATGATGGACGATAGCTATGGAATGTAAAATAAGAACTAAAACAATAGATATGAAATGGTTTATACCGGGATCAGTCCCCAGCAGTAAGAATGGTAGAAGATGGACAGGCAAATACTTTATAGCTAGTAAAGCTGTAATGAATTATAGAAAGAAAGCTAAAGATTATTATGCAAAATATCATGATGAATTTAAAGCTGAACTAGCTAAGCATGATTTACCAGCTAAAATATCTTTTGAGTTCATCAGGGGTACACGTCATAAATTTGATTATATAAATCCTGCACAAACTGTGCAAGATGATATGGTAAAGTTTGGATGGATAGAGGATGATAATGCAGAGTTTATTTTGCCTGTGTTTATACAATATACTTATGATAAAGAAAACCCAGGTGTATGGATAGAAATACTCAATAATGAAAAAAAAGAAGATAATAACAATTGATGAATTTTTTAGATTAAAACAAATGCTATCAAGTTCTGAAGAAGATCAAGAAATAGCATTTGAAATATACAGCAATCAATATAAAGATAGAAATATATTAGACCCTTTAATGCATAAGGCATTGCTATTCAAAAATAGGAAAGACTTCCAAGCTACAGTTAAAGTAGATCTAGTTACACAAACTGGAAAAGCTTTATATATATTTTTAGCTGAAGAACATGCAGATGAAATTTATAAACAAATATTAGATAAATTAATGAATGATTAACATACAAGATCAGGTTGCAAGAACAACCAAGACATTAATATTTACAGAGCCCTTTTACGGGCTCTTTTTAATTGGTATCAATAAGCAGTATAGTGATAAAATTCCTACAGCAGGAGTAAGTAAACACGGCATTGGTATGCAATTGACTATAAACCCAGAGTTCTACAATGAGCTCAGTGAAGATCATAGATTTGGTTTGATGAAGCATGAGCTATTGCATATTGCTTTTGGTCACTTATTATTGAGAGACTTATATTCAGATCATAAACTTTTTAATATAGCTGCAGATTTAGAAATCAACCAGTATATAAAAGAAAGCAAACTACCCACCGGTGGTTTGTTACTATCTAGTTTTCCAGAATTAAATCTTCCTACTAAAGCAGGTACAAAAAAGTACTATGAGATATTAGAGGGAGCACAAGAAGATGGTACATCTCCTTCATTAGATGCATTAATGGATCAAATGGATGGTGAATCACAATATTGTCATAAGACATGGAATGAGTTTGATGAGTTACCTGAAGCAGATAAAAAGCTAATGCAAAAACAAATTGAGCATCAGTTAAAAGAATCTGCTGAACAAACAGTTAAAAAACAAGGACATGTACCTGGTGAATTAGCAGAGCTTATACATAGACTAATGCATATTGAGCCAGCTAAGTTTGACTGGAAAGGATACTTGAAAAGATTTGTTGGTAATTCTTCTATAGTATATACTAAGAAGCTGAGACGTAAGTATAACAAACGGTATGCTGCTAACCCTGGCCTTAAAATCAAGTTTAAGAATCATATCCTTGTTGGTGTTGACACAAGTGGATCTGTAAATAATGATGAGCTAAAAGAGTTTTTTAGTGAGTTAGCACACATGTGTAAAACTGGTCATAAAATTACAGTAGCACAGTGTGATACACAACTTAAAAGTGTAAAGGAATTTAATCCTAAACATGATTGGGAAATACATGGTAGAGGTGGAACATCATTTCAACCTGTAATAGATCATTATAATGAAAACAAAAGTGCTTATACAGCACTTATATATTTAACAGATGGTGAAGCATATAGCCCAGACAACTGCCCTAAGAATACCTTATGGTGTTTAAGTAGTGTATCTGAGATGAATAATGAATTACCAGGACAAGTAATAAAACTAAATTAATAGAAAAAATGGCACAAGTAAATTTAAATGTAACAGAGTTAAAAGGATTTGTAAATCATATAATTACAAATAATAGATACTTACAATCAAACAATAAGAGCCCGGTATCTGTAGAAGTTGTGGGTGAATCAGGTATAGGTAAAACCTCTACTATAGTTGAACTAGCAACAGATAATAAATTAAAATTTGTTAAGTTAAACTTAGCTCAGATAGAAGAGTTAGGTGACTTAGTAGGCTTTCCTGTACGTCAGTTTCAAATGTATAAAGAGAAAAATGTAGCACCTAAAGCGTTAGATAATTTATCTTATACTGCAGCACAAAGAACTGCAGCAGCAGCTGATTTAGCTAAAATGGCTCCTGTAACAAAGAAAGTTGGTATGTGGGTAGATGAACTTGCCGTACAAGAGTATCTAAAAAATGGATACAAAATGACTGGTAAGAATAGAATGTCTTATTGTGCACCGGAGTGGATTGCTGATGCAAAAGAAGGTGGTATACTATTACTAGATGACTGGAATAGAGCTGACACAAGGTTTATTCAAGCAGTTATGGAATTAATAGACAGACAAACTTATATCTCATGGAAGCTTCCAAAAGACTGGCATATTATATTAACAGCTAACCCGGATAACGGTGACTATATGGTCAACAGTGTAGATTCTGCACAAAAAACCAGATATATAACTGCAAATCTAAAGTTTGATGTTAATGTATGGGCTCAATGGGCAGAGAGTGCTAATATAGATACAAGATGTATTAACTTTCTATTGCTTCATCCTGAGCTAGTAACACAAGAGACCAATGCAAGATCAATTACAACATTCTTTAATGCTATATCTAGTTTTGAAAGCTTTGAAGATAATCTTAGTATAATTCAAATGATTGGTGAAGGATCTGTAGGTGATGCATTTGCATCTATGTTTACTACATTTATTAACAACAAACTAGATAAACTAGTAACACCAAAAGATTTATTGACACATGATAATGAATCATATATACTTGGAGAGTTAAGAGGTTGTATAGGTAAAGATGATACGTACCGTGCAGATATAGCAGCTACATTAGCAACCAGATTAGGTAACTATGCAGTTGTACATTCTAAAGAAAATACTATAAATCAAAAATTAACTGATAGAGTAATTTCTTTATGTACTAAAGATTATTTTACTAATGATCTTAAGTATTTAATTGTACGTACTATATTTAATGGTAATAAACAGAAGTTTAACAAATTGATGATGAACCCTGAAATAATTAAAATGACAATGAAATAAAATGGCTAATAAATCAGTATATCAAGATCTTAATGCTGATGCTTTAACTTATTTTGGACTAGAGCAGGACACTATTTACGGTGTCCTGTCTGGTTCATATGAGATAAATAAAGTATTATGTACTCAAGATCAAACAACATATGAAAAAATACACAGTATATTAACGGTCCCTACAGAGAGTGACCAAACTTTTAGAACTAAAAAGAAAGCTTTTATATTACCTAAGTGCAGTGTATCACTAGATAGATTAAAAGCAGCTCTTAAAGAGCATGGTATAACTGTAACAAATAATTATGAATTAGCTGATCTAGTTATAGGACATGAAGATATATCTACCAACCGTTTAGAAAACGCAGAGAACATACCTTCTACATTAATGATGAATCACTTATGGAACTATGAGACAACTTTAGGCCGTAAAAATGCATCACATTCAGCTGAGCAAACAATTTATAACTCAGGTATAGAAACTATAATAACTCATAAACTTACAGAAAGAGTGAGATACTATGATTTAGATGTTGAAGCTAGTCTTTATGACTCTTATATGTTAACAGGGATGGCATTAAACCTATCACATCTCATTGAAACAACAGATTTATCTGTAGTTGATCCTGAGACAGTATTACATAGTTCAGCTAATAAAATGATTCTTGATGAACAATTGCTAGCTGATCTTAAAGTGCAGCTTTCTTCATACACTGATGACAAAGCATTAGCTCTTAAAATTATACCTACTATTTGTTATAAAACAAACTATCATTTGTTATGGCAGTTTGCACAAGATTGTAGTCAAATAACATATGCAGATAATAGAGATAAAGATTTACAGTACTGGATGGAAGCTTCTGATTTTAATTCTCTTACTCGTAGGAGTGCACAGGCTATGATACTATGGTTAGAGCAACGTAAAAAGTTATGTAAAACTACTTTTAGATATTTAGAGCCTATTGTAAGAAGGGAAATAAGTATCCACAATAGAGATCTTTATACATTTAAAGTAGCTGTAAAAAAAGAATATCAACAATATTTAAAATAATAATTATGATAAAAAAATTCACATTAGAACTAAAATTAGATGATAATAGTACTGTTACAAATAATAATAGTATTGTAAATAATAATGTAACAACTAATAAATTATTAGCAGAAGCTATTAAGTTAACAGAAGATGGTATATATGTATGTAATATAGATGGTTGGGATATAACTAAAAAAGTATTAAGTACAGTTTTGCCTCCAATACCTAAAGTAATTGATATTCAAGATAAAAAATTATATAGATGGCCACATTTGGATTTACCTAGACAAAAGGTAGATTTAATAAAAGAAAAATATAATTGCAAAGTAATAAGAGATGTTAATAAAGCTGACATAGAAATTATATCTGTAAATGGTATGAAAAAACTAATGGAAACTAGCTGGCATACTTCTTTAACTTATCAAGGTTTATATAATTTTTTAGCTTTTCTAAAGAAAGCTGATATGATGACAGAATCTTCTTTAACTAAAGCTAGAGAACTATTAGATGGTATACCTAAAGAGTCAAGAATAAGAGTTAATAAACCTCGTAATTACGGTTATAGTTATAGTAATGCACCTATTACTAAACCTGAATTAGAAAAAACTCATGTGTTAATAGAAAGTTATCTTGAAAAAAATCAACTTAATAATGGTAGAGAAATAATAATTGTTGATCCTGATAAGATTAAAATATATAAACATTTACTTTCTACAAAATCCACATTAGTTTATGATATTGATATAAATAATATTATTGATGTTGATTTAGCTGTTATAGATAATACACAATTAGAAAATATTACACAAATGATTAAAAGTAGTGATAGAGAAAATAGATCATTAGCTTTAGAAATGCTAGCAAACTGCAATGTAAATGCATCTTTTGATGTAGTCAGTAATATTTATTATTGGAACTATGATTGGTTAAAAGATACTAATAATTGGAATACTGTGAATGTCAAAGCTTTAAGAAGTAAGATGAAAGACTTTGAAGGTGGAGGTAGCCGTGCAAATATATATGCATATAACAATTATATAAAAAATTTAATTAACTTTGATAAGTTAACTCAGTTTGCCATAGATGATACAAGAAAAAAACTGTATAAACATCTTATTAGGCCTTTGGCAGATAGTGAAAATGATGAGTTAGTATTTAATATAGATATAGAATCACTTCAATTGAAAAACAAATTAATAGAATCCATTAATCATGAATAAAAAAGAAGAAAAAAAAATGTTAACAGACAACATATTATTTTATAAACAAAAGGTAAAACAAACACCTGAAGTTAAAAAGATAATACAGAATTTGCAACAAAAATTAGATAAATTAGATGATAAACCTAAGTAAAGAAAAAGAAGAAAAGTTTTATGCAAAGAAAGATTTTTGCTTTAGCTACTCTTCTTTGAATAAATTATTATTTTCACCATCCTTATTTTATAAGGACTATATACTGTGGGACCGTGAGGTCAGAACAGATAAACACCTGATAGAAGGTAAGCTAATACATTGCTTGCTGTTTGAAGCAGAAAATGTTGAAGAGAAGTTTAGTATAGTACCAGGCAAGAGCCCTAGTGATAATATCAGAAAGGTATTAAAAGATATGGCTCTTCATACTGATGCAGAAACATTAGTAGATTGTGATGACTTTGTTATACTAGATTCACTGAAGAGTTTAAACCTATATCAGTCTCTTAAAGCGGATGAGTCAAGAATAGCTAAGATAAGAACGGTAGATAATGAACCATACTGGAAATTTATAGGTAATAGTAACGTTGATGTTGTAGATCAAGATACTTTATTAAGATGTACAGAAAGGGTCCAAGTGCTTAAAGACAATAAAGATGTTATGTCTTTGTTTGAAGAAGTAACAACTGACTTTGATTTAGATCCTATTGAAACACATAGTGAGAGGTATCTTAAATCTGAACTGATTGGTTTAGAGTTTGGGCTGCACGGATATATAGATTATTATAAAGTTGACAGTGATAAAAAGCAAGTAACTATATGTGATCTTAAAACAACCGGGAAGACAGTCTCTGATTTTAAAGATACTGTAGACTTTTATAATTACTGGCTGCAAGCTGCTATATATATGAAGTTAGTTTATGATACATTAGGAGATGATGCAGATGATTATGAGCTTACATTTAAGTTTATAGTTATTGATACATATGATCAAGTTTACGTATTTGAAGTATCTAAAGATACAATGGGTAGCTGGGCAAATGGATTAGGTGGTGCTATTAAAACTGCAAAATTTCATTATAACAGTAGAAACTATTCATTACCTATTGAATTTTTATCAAATAAAGTTACCTTATAGTATGGCGTTAATCTATACTGATTATTTTCAGAAGAGTAAAGTTTTTCTATATCCTTTATTAGGTATAGGTAGAAAAGCTAAATATGTACCTAGGCAGACTTATGTCTGTTGGGATGATGTTTACTCTACTAAAGATTGTAAATTAATATTAGAATATAAAACTAAACAATCTAAGGCCTTTAAGCTTTTTGCTTCTAGGTTCTTAGATAAACATGTTATGTATGAAGATTGTATAGAAGTTTCTGATAACTCGGTTATATATATATTTGATTTATATAAGTCATATAAAGCAGATTATAATAGGTTTATAAAAGGTAATTATTCACAATTAAGTCTAGGTGCTAAAGTGCTTATACTTGATTTCTTTGGTGAGGCAGACAAAGCTGGAGAATATATACACACGTTTCTATCTCCAGAAGATAGCTTTGAAGCATATGCTAACTATTTTGATATTGATGAAGAAGTTTTATTTAAAATAGGAGAATTATGCTCTAAACCAGACATGGAAAAAGAGACTTTAATTGATAATAATTATTCATTATATCAATTATTAAAAAAAAGTTCCATACATTTGACAAAACAAAAATAAAAATATGGCAAACCAAATTGGACAGAACATGATGTTAGTAAATTCTACTTTTAGAAATGCTAAATCATTTACTTTAATCCCAGTGAGCATGGACTCACCGTATACAGAAGCTATGTTTGACCCTACGTCAGGCATATTAGCAGTCATCAGTAAAGTGATGAAACAGTCTTATCATATGGTTCCTAAGTTAGATGATGAGGGTCAACCTCAAAGACTTAAGGCACCTAATCCACAAACAGGTAAAACACATAAAGAAGAAAGAAGATTAGTTGACACATTCTCTGAGTTCTATCTTAGTGATAGAGCTGACATAGAAACATTTATACATATGTTTGCAATTAATGCAGAAAACTTTAATGTTGAAGAATTCTTTGTTGACTTAATTAAAACTGAACCTTCCAAAATTATATTACCTGGTCAATAGTGTTGAGTTGAGTAATATCCTTATTGACTAAAAAAAAGAAGCCTCATTGATTTGGGGTTTTTTTGGCACTAATAAATAAATATCATGTCAGAAATTACAAGAGAAGAGATTATGGACGTTAATATACTATTAGCAATGAATAGATGTATGGCTGAAATAGCTCATAATTTACAATATATACATACTCAACAAGTTAAGCAGAGAATAAAACACGTTATTAAAACTGTAGACTTATATGATAGAGAAGTTAAAAAAAAATTAACAGAAGATCAGTCAGCAGCTATAGAAGATATATATGACTGTATAATGGATCTAGTTCTAGAAGCTAGAGAAGTTACTTTAAAAAATACTAAAGATGAAGGAATATAATACATATGTAATGCACGTTGGTGAAAGTATGGCGGGTGCTCTTAAAGCTCCTGAAAAAAAAAAGTATACAAGAATAGATAAGAGGACCAAAAAGTATGGTAATCTTAGACGTAAAAATGATTGGCAGGGTATAGAATATAAAACTAAATCAAAATGAAGAAACATTGGGTCATGGATTATGAGACTTTATATGATTGTTTTACAGGAGTATTTGAACACTATAAAACTACAGAAACTAAAACGTTTGTGGTTTGCCGTATCAAAAATGACTATAAAGAATTCATTGAATTCATACATCAAAACATAGAAAACAAAGAGTGGCACATATCCTATAACGGATTAGCATTTGACGCACAGGTTACTCACTATATACTTGATAATGAAAAAAATCTAAGTACTTATGCAGGCCATGAGATAGCTAATTTTATTTATAACTATGCTCAACAATGTATAGAGAAGTCAAACAATAAACAATTTGCTGATTATGCTCCCTGGAAAATGAAAATTGGACAGATAGATGTATTTAAAATGCATCATTGGGATAACCCGGCTAAACGTTCTAGTTTAAAATGGATTCAATATAGTATGGATTGGCAAAACATACTTGATATGCCTATTCATCATGAGACAAAGATAACTACACAAGAACAAGTGGACACTATTTTAGAATATTGTATTAATGATGTTAAATCTACTAAAGAAGTATACAATAGAGCTAAGTCTCAGATAGAACTAAGAAAAGAACTTACTAAAACATATGGTATTAATTTATTTAGTGCCTCAGAACCTAGAATAAGTAAAGAGCTTTTTGGTTATTACTTAATGCAGAAACTAAATATACAAAAGAGAGATCTTAGAGGTATGAAAACTTACAGAGATGTAATTAAAATATCTGATATAATTCTTCCTTATGTAGAGTTTACATCACCTGATTTTAACTTGTTATTAGAAAGGTTTAAATCTTTAGAAGTTACTGGTGATAATTTAAAAGGTAGTTTTAAATACAGTATCAATTATAAAGGTGTTAGAACTGATTTTGGTACAGGTGGTGTGCATGGTGCAGCTAAGAAAGGTATTTATGAAAGCAATGAAGATATGGTTATAATGTCTTCGGATGTTACTAGTTATTATCCTAATCTAGCTATAAAGAACCAGTGGTCACCGGGACACTTTCCAAAGAAAGAGTTTTGTGATCAGTATGAATGGTTCTTTGAAGAGCGTAAGAAGATCCCTAAGAGCAATCCAATGAACTATGTATATAAGATTATACTTAATTCTACTTTTGGCCTTAGCAATGATGATAAGAGTTTCTTTTATGATCCAGAGTTGTTTTGTAAAATTACAATTAACGGTCAGCTTAGTCTTATGATGTTATATGAACAGATTATGGAAAGAATACCGGGTGCTGTAGCTTTACTACAAAACACGGATGGTGTAGAGACTATAATCCCTAAGGAGTATATAGATCTTTATATGGAAATTTGTGAAGAGTGGCAAGATAAAACCAATCTTAATCTTGAGCATGATAAATACCAGAAGCTTGTATTAGCTGATGTCAACAACTATATAGGTGTAAATAACTTTATAGATGTTGATATTACTAAATGGAGAGAAATTAAACAGAGTCAGCCACATTATCTATTTAAGGTAGATAAAGACAAGTTTAGCTTTGCTCCTGTCAAGCTTAAGGGACGTTTTGATTTTCATAATTTACAATTGCATAAGAATAAGTCCAAATTAGTTATACCAAAAGCAATATACAATTACTTTGTTATGGATATATTACCTGAACACTATCTAGAAGAGAATAAAAACATTCTAGATTACTGTATAGGTGGTAAATCTAAAGGAGATTGGAAGCAAGTTGCTAGGAATATTAAAAACGGTGAGCTAAATGAAGAAGAACTGCAGAAAATAAATAGATACTTTATCTCTAAAGATGGAGTGAAAATCATCAAAGTAAATAAAAAAGATGCTAGGGAAATACAATTAGAATCAGGCCGGTGGTTGCAAACAGTATACAATAAGATGAAAGTAGAACCTAAATGGGAAACCTATAACATCAATAAAGGATACTACTTGCAAGCTATAGAGTCTGAGATAAATTCTATTCTCTCAGTATCATCAAATCAATTGAAGTTATTTTAGAGAAGGGAGGAGTGGCAATTATGCCAATAATTTTATAGGTGTTTAAAGAACATCTTTTAATATTAAATGTTTAGCTCCTCCCTTTTTTTATTACAAATAATTTACTATATTTACACTTTAAAAGTTTATAATTATGGGGTATACAAAACCTAAAGAAACAACAAAATGGCATTTAGAAAATGCAGCTTTACCTAATCATGGTAAAACATATACAGTAGTATCACATAAATCTGTGATAGACAATACACTGCAGCTATTAAAAGACAGTGGATTTACAATACAAAAAGAAATATATAGAGCAAACATGAATGCCAATGTAGCACAAGGCATATATCATATCTACCCTACTCAAACTGTTGATCAACAGATAGTTACAGAGAAAGAATTAGGAATGATGTTTGCCTGGACAAACTCTTATGACAAGAGTACAAGGTTCCAATGTGCAGTTGGTGCATATGTAGCAGTATGTTACAATGGTATGATTGCCGGGGACATGATGAATTTTAAAAGAAAACATACAGGCTCAGCTGATTATGATGTTAAGGTTCATTTAGCTGATCAGATCAAGAATGGTGAGAAGTATTATAAGCGTATCTTACAAGATAAAGATGCTATGAAGTTAACTAAACTTGATTGTGCTGAGCAAGCAGAGTTAATTGGTAGATTATTTATTGAAGAAGACTTGCTTGACTCACAACAAATGTCTTGTGTAAAGTCTGAGATGAAAAAATCATCTTATGATTACGGGACAGATGATGATAATGCTTGGACCTTTTATAATCATGTTACACATGCATTAAAGAAGGCACATCCAAGAGATTGGCTATCTGATCAACAGAACTTTCATGATTTTATGATAACAAAATGTATTAATAATAATTCAGTAAGTTTAAATAACTTTGAATTAAATACAGATAATACAGACTTAGGTATCACAATGAGAGATGATGAGCATGCTATTGAGATTGATGAGGATATAAGTCATTCAATTTTAGTTCAAGATGTACACATGGGCAGATGACATATACGGTTTTTTGGTTAGTTGTAACCGTTTTATGTTTCTGGCTTTGTAGTACTAATACACTTGATAAATAATTAGGAGTTGCAAACCAACTTGGGGTCTAAGTTTTTGCATTCTTAGGTCCCAGGGCTCCTTCCTTATGTTTGTCTTGTTTTATCTCCAATAAACTGGACATATGAAAAAATTTATAAGATTTACTATTGTATGGATTAGTCAACAATTAGCTATACCTTTTTGGATAGTTGGGCATGTCCACTTATCAATACACAGCTATCATGATCTATATGAAATACTAAGTAGCATAGGCCTGAATGTTATTGTTGCAATAGGATTTGTTATAGATTACAAACTGAATAAAAAAAATTACACATTTCCACCTCTTAAAAAAGAATAACACATGGACTCTAAAGAAAGAAAGAAAAGACCAGTCTTTACTGGTGTATTAAGATATTTTCCAGATGCTATCATGGAAGTTGCTAGAGTATCGTTAGCTGGGAATAAACAACATCATCCTGATAAACCATTACATTGGGATCGTACTAAATCTAATGATGACCTAGACGCACTGACTAGACATTTAATTGATGCTGGAACTATAGATGATGATGGAATTCGTCACACTGCAAAAGTTGCTTGGCGTGCCTTGGCGTGTCTTCAAAAAGAACTTGAAGATAATAGGGAATAAAAAAGGGAGAGGACACAACGTCCAAAAAATAACTTTATTAGATTTTAGTTAAATTTTCTTTTCTAACTCTCTTTTTTATTTCTTGTTATGTTCTTTTAGTTTTGCTTTTAACCATTCATAATCTACATGGTTTTTTGTTGCTAGTAATCTAAATGATATTTCATCAACTAAATCAATATCTTCATCTTCATGTTTTATATGATCTTCAATATTTCTGTTTCTGTTATATTGCTCTACTAGCCATTCTCTACCTCTTAAATATTTATTTAATAATTTCATGATTTAATTATTTATTAATAACTTTAACACTATCTCCAGCAACCACACCAATTTGACTATTAGCAGGTTTAGATACAGTTGGATAGTATAAATCTTCTGGGGATTGTTTAATACCATTATATTTCTTTATAACTTTTTCAATATGAGTATATTGACTTTCTCTTTTAATTAGTTTATATATTAAAAAACCTAATAATATAATACATATAGATAACATAGTAGTTGAGTTATATTTAATACGTTTCATATTTTTTTTGAATTTATAGGACTAAAATGATTAACAGGATCTATACTATTAGCTGACCATTTATTATTAATTAATGTTGTATATATCATTTTATCAGGAAGATGCTGTATTTGCATATAACTTTTAGCTTCATCACTATGCTCTACAGTAATATAATTAGAGTTACCTCTTAAGTTGTTATTTATTCCAAAGTAAAACATACTAAGTAAACACTTTTCTTTTGCAATTGGCTTACAGACATCAAGAAATTTTTCATAATTATCATCTTCAAAGGTATCATGAAAGATTCCGTCAAACTTTTTTGTTATTGTTGGTATAACATCTATCCAATCTCCTAAAAATACTGTTGCATTAGGTTTGTCTTCTGCCCACTCTAAGGCTTTATTATAATGATGTATATTTTTTTCTATAATAGTGTAAGATTTTATATCTTGAGAGACTATAGCGTCAGCAGATATACCCATTCCAAAACCTACCTCAAGAATATTACCCCCATTTCTAGTTACCAATGCAGCATAGTCTTGCATTAATTTTGTTTCTTCTCTATGCATAACAGGTATGTCTCCACACCATATTGCATTATCTGTATATTCGTAAATACAATCTTTTATTGACATTGATGTTTTATTATTATCTAGATTTTATTCTATCTAATTCTCTTTCTAAAAATTCAACCTTTACTTTTAATGCAGCAGCTTCTGTCTTTACTTCCATTAAACTATCAACACACCCATCTTTATCTTTTTCTAATCTTTCTACTCTAGAAATTAAATCATCTCTATAGATAGTCTGTTCAGACTTCTCATCTTTCTGTTTTTCTCTCTTACTTCTTATTAGAAATTCATAGAACTTCCAACCACCTGCACCAAACATTACAGATATTGTAGTAATAATTATTGTAGTTAAGTTTTCACTCATGATAATGATTTATGTAATATTTCTTTTTTTACTTTAAATAAAATCCAAATCCACATTGATGCATACCAACAAGTAATAAGAATATTTTTTCCATCCATAACTGTAAACGGTTCACCGTCACCTCCAAAAATATTTACCAAGTATCTTATAGTAGAAAATAAGTAAATAGTTAAATAATATGTAATGAATCTAGCCAGCCATTTTTTATTGTGTAAAAATACCATCATACCAATACTTCCTATTAAATATGCAAAATACAACCAATATGTATATGGTTGTCCTTCTGTTTGCCAGTATGATAGTGAAGTCCATAACACCATGTTATTTAAAATATCACTAGCTACCCACATAAATAGTAAAGGTTCAAAATCAAAATAGATTAAGGTTTCCTTTATCTTACGTAAGTAGTTTTTTATAGACATCCTACTTCCAAAGAATACCACCAACAACATCTAGAGCAGCTGTTGCACTTGTGTTTCCATTTGCTGCACCTGTTGTAATATTAAAACCTAAGCCAAGCTTATATGTTAATCCAATGGATAATTCCATATTTAGAGTACCTAAAGCTGGTATTGTTAATGTTACTAAAGGTATATCAGCATCTACTGGTGCCGTAGCTTTATCAAAGATTCTTAAATAAGCAGGTGTTGTAGTATTTTTATTATGTAGATTAATTGCATAAATAGAGCCTCCTCCTTTTTTTATAAATCCAAGATTTGTTGAATCAGTTGATATAATACTATGAACCTCTAAACCGCCAAAACCATACTCATTTGGCATTGACATAGTTTTAGGATAGTCTGAATTTAGACTAGATGATTCTGATGTGTTAAATTGTACTCCCATTTTATTTTAATTTTAATTGTTATAAATTAAATCCTATAGCATTTAGCTCTGTTTTTACAAGTGCGTAGTAATATGATTCAGTACTACCAGCTGTTACATTACCTTCATAAGTTATTCTTTTTGGTGATGAGTTTGAATAATTATATAAACTTGTTGAACCTACATTATATGCTAATGCTTCTGGTAAGAAACTATTACTATAACCATTAGCTGTACGTCCTCCTGTTTGAGCAAAACCGTTTGGACCCATTATTTCTTCTAAGTCATTGTTGGCGCCAGACGTTACCCTAAAGGCTATACCTCTATATATTGTATTATTACCAGCTGCTACTTCTAATGCAGCAATAAATGAATTTGTAATTGCAGAATCTTGCGTTAGGACACTGACTGTAGTGTTTGCTCTATCATTCCAAGTATCAGCACCAGTTTCAGAAGGAGAAGCCTTGTAGGTATTAATACCACCGCCTGATTCATCAGCCCATGCTGTTACAACAATATGATCTGCATCTGGAAAATATCCTGTTGGACCTATTGTTGCTACAGTAGAACCACCTTGTGCTTGGAAACCTAAATAACCAAGCGG